CAAGTGATAGTGTTCATCTGGTACTGAAACTGCCTAGAAGGAACCACCTGAACGGCTTGATTGACCACTGACCCACTGGAATTTGAGGTAGTATTAACAGAATTAGCAAAAACAGGGTTATTAAATATAAGCAACAACAACAAATATTTTTTCATTGACTAAACGTAGATGTTGTATCCGTTATATTCTCTATCTGAGTAGTGCGCTGAATATGAGTAAAATTTGTAATTCCTGGTGTTTCTAGTGTTTCGTAATATTGGAAGCTCTCACCTTGATTCACGATACTGAAAGTAGGCTTATTATCTAAATTTGGGGAAATATATGTAGTTCCTACACCTTGTACTGTTGTATCTAATTTAGTCCAACCTGCAGGGGCTACATTACCTGTAGAACTTTCTACATTTTCACCGCCTATTGTCAGTTGGTATCCATTACGTATATCAAAACTTTTTATATCTTCAACTGTAGTACTTTTAGTTTCGCTTCTTTGATTTAATACCCCTTGCTGAAAATTAGGAATCACACTTTGAGCATATACAGGTGCGCTAAAGAAACTAAACAGCAATATAAACCTATACATGGCTGTAATTAGTCAACTATTAATGTAGATGTTACCTGTCCTAACGCTTCTGTGTTATGACCACCTGCTGTTAATGTTATTACCCCTGCTGAAGTAATCGTGCCTGCTAGATTCCCTGCCGTTCCTCCCGCTATAGATGTTACATTTGAAAAGTTTGGACTAGAGCCTGTAGTAACTGCGCTACCTGCTATGGCGTCTCCCTGGGTAAATGACTGACTAAAGGAAAAGCTATTGGCAGGCACATCTTGGGTAACAGTTAAATCTGGTGCTGTACCAATACCTGAACTTATGGTTAAAGACCCTACGCCATTAGCAACTGCATTTCCACCTGCTGTATAAGTTGTATCAACACCAGTACCGCTAACTGAGTAGCTTGACCCTACCCTATCTGCAGATGTACTAGCACCTCCTACTGTTATCTTTGTTGAGCTAGTAATACTGTGGCTTAGATCCGCATAACAGGCAGGTGTAGTTAACAAAAATGCAAGTGCAATTAGTTTTTTCATGTTTTAGTTTTGGGGTCTACTTCTTTTACACCAATAATTTTAAGAGGTTCTTGGACTATTCTTATAGTTTGCACGTTTTCGCTAGAGTTTGCAACACCTTTACCCCCTTCTTCTTTTTCTCCTTTCTTTTTCTTACCTCCAGGTGTGATATTAAAACTAGCTAAACAGCCTGTAAATACTGAAGCTATAAAGGTTATATCTTTAACCTCTCTGCCTTCTGTTAAGCCTGGTATGGTTATGTAGTTTAAGCTAATAATAAAACCTGCCCAGACCATAACGCCTAGCCTAATAAACGTACCTAATATTTCTAGTTGTTCTTCTTTATCGTCAAACTTTTCTTTTAATCTTTGTAGAGGGTTTTTAGAATTTTGTTCTGCCATGGCTTTTTAATGTCATAATAGCTATAGAACAGTTAACAGAAAAGTGATTGAAATAGGGGCAGCAGTTGGTGGAGCATTATTAACAGCTTGTTTTGTCTCTGTAGGTTCTGTGTCTTATAGAGGTAGACAATCTAGGGACGATCTTGTAAGGAATACAACAGCAATAGAATTATTAACAACAAAGATAGATGATATGCATGACGATATGAAAGAAGTTTTTCATAGATTGAAAGAAGTAGAACTGGCTGTTGCAGAGATAAAGCCCAGAAGATAATAAAAAGGCTACCTATGCTTGGCAATGGGGATTAGATAGCCTATATTCCAATTTAACGTCTACAATATGTTTGTAAAGGAAAACAAATTATGTACAAAATTCTTAAACCTATACTATTACGCTTTCTTTCTACTACTGGCTGTAAGCGTTTAGTTGTTGACTTGTTAAGGGCTATTTGTAAACAGACAACAAATACCTTAGATGATAGGGCTGTTGATTTGTTAGAGCAAAAACTATTTCCTAAATTAAATTAATTTTCAAGAATCCTTTGTTTTGGTCTTGTTTTGTATGGCATTTCTTCCCATATAAGCCAATCCTTTGGTGTGGGTGCTAATAAAAAGCAATCTTTATCACTTGTTAGATATGCCTCAATAAGTGATTGAATATCTGCTGATAGTGCTTTATTACTATTTGCAAGTCTGTAATAACTATTGCCTAGAAATATCATTCCTCCTGTCAATATTGCTGCAGCAAAATAACTTATAGTTGAAGCGTAGTTCATTGATGTAATTCCTTACAGGCTAATTCTATACCTGCATTACAATCTGTAACTGTCATATCATATAAAGTTGATGAGATAGCTGTATAAAACACCCCTGACGCTGCTAACATCATTAGAAAATTAGACATTTGGAAAACCTCTTTGTGTTGTGTACTTCAGTATTACAAAAGGGTATACCCCTGTCAAGTATTAAAACAAACAATGCTGTTTATGTCTATTAAGTTGTTCATTATATTCAGCTAATATTTCATGTTCTAACCTTTGTTCTGCTATATCTATATAGTTTTTATTAATTTCACTACCTATATATTTTCTATTCATAGATTTACAAACATAAGCTGTTGTACCTGTTCCCATAAATGGGTCATATATAATATCCCCTTCATTAGTGAAATTTTTAACAATTTTATAAACAAGTTGTTCTGGAAATATAGCCTTATGTGATTCTAAATTTTTTTTATTTTTTGATATAAGCCATAAATCGTCTAATGTACCTCTTGCAAAATTAGCATTATCAAACTTTCTACAAATAGAATCGTATTTATCAAAAACAAGTATTAATTCAGTTCTTTTATTAAGTACGCCAGATTGTATTGATGGTTCTGCATGACCCTTATCCCATACAATAATTTCTTTTAAATAATCTGCAAACTGACCAATCATTTTAAAAACTGATCTTTTACTACCAGTAACAATTTGTATGTTATAAAAAACTATAGGTGATACTCTTAAAAGCTCAGTTAATACTTTTGTATGAAAAGCATTATATTGATCTACTGTTAAATTATCTGTAAAACCATTGTATTTCGTAGTTAACTCTTTTGTAATTTGTCTGCTGCAATATTTATTATTTCTTACTCTTAAATTCATGTTGTAGGGTGGTGAAGTAATAACAGTATTAATTGAGTTATCATCTAGTCTATTTAAAGTATCTAAACAAGATTCATTGTATATATAATTTATTTTCATTTTATTAATCTTGCAAATTGCTCAATAGTCATAACAACACGCCAATTTCCACCTCTAAATCTAACCATTGTCATTGCATGGTCAACACCAGCATTTTTACGTTGAATTTCTACTTCTCTAGGCTTTACTAAGCACGCTGCTGATTTATTCTGCCAATCTGCTACTTGTATTGCAAAATTTGGAATACCAACTAAATCACCTTTATCATTTTCCATACCTGCCCCAAAACGTCTTTCTACTTTATATTGAGTTTCTAGGCTTAAAACTTCTGCGGCTTCACGTTCTGCTTTATCGCCTTTGTTTTTTTGTGGGTTCATTTTTCTAAGTTATTAATTTGTGTTTTAATCTTTTCATATTCAACTACATATTCCTTAGTTTTAAATTCTGATTCATGGGTAAACATAAACCTGTCATTAAGTTCGCCTAATTGTGTATATAAATCTTCTATCATTTGTAATTTCTTTTCTCTAAATTCTTTTGTCAATTCATCTTCTTTAGGGTTTTTAGTCCAATCAGCTACTAAGGTTAGTAACTCTTTTATGCGTTTAAACGCCTGTTCTACACGTTCTGTTGTTTTCATCTAATTGCCCATGTAAAGCCTGTATCTACTTTAGTAGCTATACCTTCTTCCCTTTCTTGTTGTTCACGATCTTCTAAAGCATCTAATATATCTTTTCTGTAACTATTTAATTTATCTGAATATTCCCATTTCTCAGGTTTACGCCTTCTGGTAGCCTTTACACCATCAATACTAAAACTACTCATAACAATACTTTCTTGGTAATACTTTTCTAATACCATCTTTTTTTCTGTAATCTGGGTGTCAATCTCTTTTTTCTGTAACTGCAATACTCTTAATTGCTTTAATAACTGTTCTGGTTGTATGTTCATAATTAATATGTAAATTCTGTGTATTCTTGTGGTTTCCAATCATCAGGTAGATGGTAAAGCCATTCTAAAAACATTCTTGCAGCGTTCATAACTTGACGATCATCAAACTTAGCTAGCCATTCTTCCCTTTCCATTTTTTCAAATTCTTCTTCAAATGACATAGTTGTGTAAGGTAAAGAATAACAGCTTTTCTATAGTATGGGGTATACCCCTATATTATGCAAGCCATGTT